CGATGCATCTTCTGACTCGCTATTATCTGGTGAAGACAACGCAAGCTTTGGAAGTAATTCCTTAGGTCAGTCTACAGATTCTGATCAATGTATAGCCTTTGGATCTGAAAGTTTAAATCACTTATTGACGGGAGATCGCTGTATAGCCATAGGATATGAGTCTGGATCTGCTTATACAGGTGCAGAAAGTCATAATATAACTATAGATAACATTGGTGTCTTAGGTGAATCCAATAAGATAAGAATTGGTACTGTTGGCACTCATGATGAATGCTTTATTGCTGGTGTATATGGAGCAACTATAGGAGCAACTAAAAAAGTAGCCATGGTTGATAATACAGGCAGACTGGCTGGATCAACAGGCGGTACTGACGGCATGATTCTTATATCAGCCACAGGCGCACCCCCTGAGTGGCGAACACTAACTGCTGGTGCTGGTGTAGGTATAGTTTCAGGCACTAATAGCATTACAATATCTGCAGGTGGTGGAGCTGGTGGTATGATTACAGCTCATACAGATGTCGGTGATGCAACTATCGATGGTGCTAATGCCATAACATGGGCCGGAACTGCACCCATAGCTACATCGGGTGCTGTAAATACAGTAACTATTGGTATGACTAATGGAACCAATGGACAGGTGCTTATTGGTGGTGGTGCTAGTCCTGTATGGGCAAGTATTACATCAGCTGGCGGTACAGTAACAATTACTCCGGGTGCTGGAACCTTAAATCTTGAAGCTGCTGGTGTAGCAAGTACAACGACATTTGCTACTGATACAGCTGGACCAGTATTTCCTCTTGTTGGTGTAATTAATGTTCTTGGTGGTTCTAATATTACAACTGATGGAACTGTAGCTAATACGGTTACTGTTGATATGGATCAGTCGATATTACAGCCATTAACAAATGTAACTGGAACTACTGGTGTTTATGCTCTTGGAACAACAGATTATGTTACTGATAGATTCTTACACAGCTTTGGTAACTTTAACGTTTACCTGGGAAATCAATCGGGAAATATAGACGTCCTTAGTACTGGAGCAGACAACACGGCCGTTGGTTCATTTTGTTTAAATTCAGTAAGTTCTGGTTCTAGTAACAGTATTGTCGGTAGTGATGGAGCACTGGTTTTAGATACAGGTAGCAATAATTCTGGCCTAGGCTTTGAAGTTTTATCACATATTACCTCAGCTACAAGCAATTCTGCACTCGGTTTTCAATCCCTAAATGGAATAGTATCTGGTACAAATAACATCGGGCTTGGTTATCAGAGCGGTCATTCGCTTACTGGTGCTGATAGTTCAAATATTCTTATCGGCCATGCGGGTTCTGCTGGTCTTAATAATACAATACGTATAGGAACTCAAGGAGCTGGAGCAGGCCAACAAAATGCTACATATATAGCTGGTGTATATAACACGGCTATTGGTGCAACAACTGGCATGGTTTCCATAGATAGCACTGGAAAACTAGGTTCATCAAATGGTACTGACGGCCAGATTCTTATTGGTGGAGGAACAGCACCAACTTGGGGGGTAGTTACACAAGGTACTGGAATAACAATAACTAATGCTCCTAATAGCATAACTGTGGCAGCTGATGGCAGTGCAGCTAATACATTTAATACAGATGGAGCTGCTGCAACTGTAGCTGCTAATACGATTACAATAGCCGGAGGAACAAATATTACTACAGCAGGTGCTGGAAGTACGGTAACTGTAAATCTTGATGCTAGTCCTATACTTGCGGGTTCATTAACAGTTGGTACAGCATTAACAGTTAACTCTTTTGCTGCTGGTGCATTAGTCTCAAGTGCTGCTGGAGTTGTAACATCCATAAATGGAACAGCTGGTTATGTCTTGACATCTAATGGCGCTGGTGTAGTTCCTACATGGCAAGCTGGAGCTGGCGGTGCAGCAGTAAATTCTGTAACCGCAGGTACCAATATGAATCTTACTGGTACTGCAGCTGATCCGATAATTAATTTAAATGATGCTGTATATTTACCCGCAACTAATGCCGCTGGAACTTCTGGTCTTATAGGAATAAGTGGTGGAAGATTTTTACATGCTTATGGATCATGTAACAGTAACACATTTTGTGGGTATCTTTCTGGTAATTTAACAGCTTCTACGTCTACGTGGAATACAGGTATTGGAAATGATACGTTATCCCATATTGTTAATACTACTGTTAATAATACAGCAGTAGGAGCTAGGGCGGCCTCTTATTTACAAGGTACGAGTTCTCAAAATGTTGCCATAGGCTTCCAAGCAATGAAAGAAACTAATTTTGGCGGTGGAACAGCAAGTAGTGATAATGTAGCTATAGGCGTCTCTTCAATGTTCAAAGGTAATGGGCAAAGAAATATTGCAATTGGTCAGCTTTCTGGAACCAATGTTTGGGGTAGTGCAGTAAGCGTTAATGATGCTATTAGCATAGGCACACCGTGGATTGATACCAATACTACAAGGATAGGCTATGTACAAACCGCTGCTTACATGGCTGGTATATATAATCAGACACCAGGTACTGGTTCAGCATATGTAAAAATAGGCAGTGATGGTAAGTTTGGTACAGTATGGAGTCCTAACGAGATTTCATTTTTTGCCTACAAGACTGCTAATACGCCCAATGCTACTGGTGATGGAACATATGTATACTTTACTGGTTTGACTGAGCTTTATGATCCAGGAGCTGATTTCAATCCAACAACGGGTATATTTACTGCACCAGTAACAGGAAGATATATCTTTAGTGCCATGGTATCTTTGTATAACTTAATTATTCCACCTCCTGCTCCACCTCCACCAACATATGTTGACCCATTAGATATAATAACTACTAGTAGAACATTTACACTTATTAATCCTGTACTACAATACCTTGGAACACAGTCAATACACTTAACTGTTATGGGCCAAATGACGGCCGGTCAAACAATGAGAGCTGCTTATGGTGTTAATGTTACAGCCATTGGAAAGACTATAGGTATAGCAGCAAATACTACCTGGATGAGTGGTTATTTGTTATCTGAAAATTAATCTAACTTGGAGATTTTGATATGAAATTTTATTTAGAGAATAAGTTAATATTTGAGCTTAATGGCACTAAGCAAAGAGTGTTAAAACATGACATCTTTGAACAAGGGTTTGAAGAAGAACTTATGCGTATGATAGAGTGGGTTATAACACATAACTATGAACAGACTTTTAAGAAATTAAAAGATCAATGGCAGCCAAAATTGAAAGAATTGGGCGTTGAAATGATACCTACTGATGATGACAGGTTAGCTGAGTTGATCTTTAAGCACCCAGAGTATAAATCTAGATCACAAAGAGAAAAACCTATGCCTAGTAATGTTATGGATAGAGATGATTTACATCTAAAAAAACAAAAATAAACTTTGACCCTTTTACTTTTTTTACATAAGCCGCACATGGGTGCGGCTTTTATATAAGTTATATTGCTAAAGAGCCCGTCTTCGCTAGGACACGAGTGTCTAGGGCTTCGCCCCTCTTCGCGAAGCTTCGCAGGGCTTCGCCCCTCTTCGCAAAGCTTCGCAGGGCTTCGCCCGACAGGTCGGTATGTTGGATTATTTGATTATTCATTTTATAAATGTTATCTAAAACATTTGGTTTGTTTTCTAGGAAATAATATTTAACTTTATTCTTTTCATCTATAACAACAATTATTAGACTTTTTTTGACGCATTCAGATTGAAGCATAAAGTTATTCAGCTGAAATAACGTTATCATAAACAATATGATTATAATTACGATCAAGCCCATATTTATTAAGATCTTTTTCATTAATCATTTCTAGTTCAAGTTCAAGTTTATATAACTTTGGAACTTTGACACTTGTGTCTTTTTTAATTTTACAACAACTACATAATGTTAAAACAAACATTAAAATTAAAATAAATTTATATATCTGTGACACGGGTGTTTGTTCTTTCATCAAGCATACCCTCATCTAATGTTATGGATAGAAAAGATTTACATTTAATTTATTATATACAACAAGCCGCTTACTACTCAGCGGCTTGTTACACAAAAGGTAAAGAGAGGTATATTGTATACTTAGCTCTATCTTATAGAAAGAATATAACTATTAAAGATAGTATTATAATAAATATTATTAATGAATTAAGAATAAATTCACAGACACAAGTGCCACAGACACGGGCGCCACAGACACGGGCGCCATTTGTATTATTTTTTCGTTTTGTTAGGGTTCCGTATTTTAGATATTTGAGCCTTGATCTGCACTCACATAATTTTGGTTTATAGATATTATCTTTCAACTAATCTCCTGGGTATAAATCTTCAAGCTTTTTAAAGAAAGAATACATTTCTGGAAAGAAACATAATAGCGCTTTTTTTATTGTTTTAGGAGTATGTTTAAGTCTATTTTCAGAGAAGCTAGCAATATAGGTTTCTATATGTGGCTTAAGATAATAGTTTGTTAATGACTCACGTTTAAGGTAATCCATTTTACTAAGATTATTTCTTTCTGATCTTTCTTTTAGCTTTACAAATTTATCAAGAATATCCTCATAGTTATGTGAAGAATAATAATTATTTTGACACTCGTGTCCGTGACACTGGTGTCCGTGACACTGGTGTCCTTGTAATTTTTCTTTTGTATCGGTGATACTTGTATCGGTGATACTCGTATCTGTGATACTTTTCTCTTTTTCTTCTTTATGTTTTATATTAAGTAAATTAATCATATTATTTTCCTAGTAAGACTAGCGTATTTGGTATCAAATAATATTATAATAATAAGGAGTAGAAGAATGATAGATTTCTTTAGAAGAAGTTTTGGTTATAAATCTATAAAAAAATTACCTAGATACTTAGGACATACATCTACTTCAGTCCAGCGAGCCCTGCGAAGCCCTGCGAAGCCTTGCGAAGAGGGGCAAAGCCCTAGACACTCGTGTCCTAGCGAAGCCTTTACTAGAGATATGTATCTTAATCTCTTAAAAGAAATTCGATCATTACATAGCGAAATAAGAATATTAGGCGTAAGAATAAATAAGATTAATAAATTTAATAGATCTAATTCAGTCAGGCGAGCCCTGCGAAGCCCTGCGAAGCCTTGCGAAGAGGGGCGAAACCCTGCGAAGACGGAGACACAAGTGTCTAAGCCCGATTGTTCTAATAACTAAAAATTATTAAGGGACTTAATCTTTACTTGACTAAGTCCCTTAATAATTTTATCTTTTCGCTTTAAGAAAAAAGATACCTCTTCTCCTCTACTAGAAGGAGAAGAAGGAGAATATGAAGGAGAATATGAATTATAGTATTTTGTTCGAAGAAGTCAAGAAGCGTAGCCAGCATCCTAATAATAAATTATGGAAACAATGTAAGGCCATAAGAATGGCTAATGACTTTTTGGAAATAAAGAATTCAAAGTTTAAGATTCTCAATTTGCTTTCAGGCTTCAGTACTAATCATAAGATTATGATTCCCTCTCAGGAATGGATAGCAAAACAGGTAGGTTGTAGCAGGGTTACTGTTAATAATGCTCTTAGGGAGCTGGATGAAGAAGGTTTAATCAAGAAGAGGTCTAGAGGGATAGCCATCTGGAATCCAAAGACTGGAGAATTTAAGTCACATACGTGTGATCTTTCTATTCATAAGATGCTTTTAAATAAACTTAGATATATTACAAAATTTATTCGTGAAACTGATCCAATTATTGAAAAACTGATTTCTCATATCCCTGGGCTGAAGGATATTTTGTTCTCTTTTTTTACACTAATGAATTTATTCTTATATTCAGGGAATATAAGAAGTAATAATGACTATATTTACAATGGAAGTTTTGCTATCAAGGGTGAGTACTCTTATGAAATTGCACAAGAATACAAAAAGGGCGAAATAATGCCCACCAGTACTGTGCCTAAAGACGAAGATGAGTTTAATTTATTTATGAAGGATGTTAAGTCGATAATTTCTGTTGACGCAGTGAGTCAAGAAATATCAATGGCGATTGCAACAACTCTTCCTTATACGAAAGAGGACCAAATAAGTCGCTGGAGCAATGACATGCAAATAAAAGAATATACCAAAAAGGGGTCTGAACTTTCATATCCCTATCGAGAATGGGACCCAAATTCTCTTCTGTTGTACAAATCTTCAAAGCCTAAGCCTACAGTTCAAGAAAAAATTAAAGACCCTGAATTGAATAAGTGTTTTAATATGTACAAAGAAATCTGTAAAATTAATACCAATCAAATTAAATAATAGTTTAAATCAATAAAAAAGAGTATCACCATGAAATACCCCAAGGGACTTTTTTATTTTTGCAGAGAATCTTATGAAGAATCATTATATGACATAAAGAATAGAACCAATGTTTTTTTAAATCATCTCTTGGACGATTTTTTTATTCACGTAGACAAGTTAACTTTTCTTACTAGTCAAGAAAGTTTTGAGGAGGTAAACTCTCATCCAGACTTTCCAAAAGATAAATATTCTTATTTTATATCAGAGACATTTTCAAGAGTGATTGGAACATATGTTTCGCTAATTCCGTTTAGTTTTTACCTCATCGAGCGCCATGCTTTATATAATTATAAAAGAGACGTAGATCTAGCGGAATTGTTTGCAATTTTAAACGCCTATACTACAGGTAAAAAAGACTTTGAAGATACATTATATATATTATTAGAATTTTTCTGGGAAAGATAGTACAGAAACTTGAATTACCCCATTTTATGGTTATAATATTGAATCTTAAAATATAGTTATTGATATTATGTCCATTTACACGGGTTTTTAAAAAGAAATAAATCATATGTCCCTATCTATAAAGAATTTATTAAGGAAAAATGGATTTGTTAACACATGCGAGCGGTTTTTCAGCAAAAATCTTACTAATATTCAAGCCACAACAAGAGAGCTACCCCAGGACACGAATGTCAACGACACGAGTGTCGCGGACACAAGTGTAGCTGATGAGTCCAAGACACAAGTGTCACCGACACAAGTGTCACCGACACAAGTGTCCGAGAAGATTCTTAAAATCAATGAGAAGTTTGTTAGGCTTATAGGAGAAGAAGCGTTTATAGGCTACTCCAAAAGAGCGGGTTTACTATAAGTCAGCGACTCTATGAGTCAGCGACACGAGTGTCAGCTTACTTCTTCATTCTAATCTTTTTGATTTCTCTAATTCTGTTTATTGTTGGTGCGAATCTACTTTCAGGTAGTTCTCTTAATGATTTTATATGAAGTTTATCCAGCATCTCTTCCGCCAGGTATTCATCTTTATCTAATTCTTTCATGAGCTCTAAGTACTGAGTATTATTTATTACTGCATAAGACTCTTCTTTTTTGTTGTAAAGAGCCTTGAGCTTAGCACCACCTTCTGCTAATTCATTGGCTATCTCCATATCACACTCACCATCGTCGTCAAATGGATCATTCGAGACGGTTAGACCTAACATATCCATGGCTTCAAAACGTTTCATAGAATTCAAATTTGACCCATATGCTTCGATTGTATTCTTGCTTGGGATAATTAGTACTCTAGATTCTATCCATTGGCCAGAGGAGTGCCATAATCTGGTAGCAAGGATGGTAGTACTATCTTTTAGCTTTATTCTTTGGGTAATATGCAAGCCATTGGAGCCAAGGATGGGTCTTATTTTGCACATAATTTCATGTAGGTCAGAATATCCTGATGCTAGGTATGGGTTTTGTCTATTTACAAGGATTTTTGGAAATTCAAGGCTGGCTTTAGCAAGAGCAGTATTTAACTCTTCTGTTTTTGGTGATTCGTATGGTTCTTCACCAGAAATAACCATCTTGGATTTTATTTCCATTATTTCATTTAAGATAATATTAAGATTTTCTTCTATTATATTTGAATCCATCTCTGCCTTTCAAGGACACTCGTGTCAATAGTAAAAAATGTTATTTTAGTGTATATTATGTATAATAAATTATACTAAATAAAAAATGACACTAGTGTTAAAGGTTCATGTATGTGTTTGGATGAAAATTGTTCTTTATCTTATATAGATGATTTAGACCGCAAGAATTATAGAAATTATATAGAAGACATGCGAAAAAATTTAAATATTATAATACGCATGAATAATTTAACTTTAGAAAAAGCTTCTAATCTTATAGGTGTTGTTCGTCTTACATTAAAGAGATTTATTGTTGACGGTAATGACTCAATATCGTTTATTACCGCCAACAAGTTTAATAATTTTATTTATCGTATTCATAAGCTATCTTCTGAGGAAAATAGTGTTAACAACACGAGTGTTAACAACACGAGTGTTAACAACACGAGTGTTTAAAAGAAGTTGCTTTCATTAGACTTAACAAATGAATTAGTCTTCTTGTAGCTATTTTCTGTTGAATAACCATCAGTATCTTCTTCAGCGTATAAGCATAATTTAGATGCTAATACATATCTTCTAAAATATGTCTGGCCAGATCCATGAACTTGGCAGGTTATCTTATTTTTAAAGTCTGATTCTTGATAGGGAATAATAGCTATAGAAACAGAACTGTATCCACTTAGTGCATGAGTTAATGTAGTTTTGACACATTCCTGGTAGTTATCGTTAAAGACTATATCTTGTTCTACGCAAATTCCATTTTTATGAAGAATTGGTTCTATAACTTTTAAAATATCACCAAGATCGGCGTATTTACCTCTGGCACCTGACTTGCTTTTAGGAATATCAGGAAACTCTGCCTGAGCCTTGAGAAATGCTTTGTAATATGCAATTTTACAAGACAAGTCTTCTTTAATCTTTTCAACACTCGTGTTGACAACACTAGTGTTGACAACACGAGTCTTTTCTGGACTAGACGAGTCTTGAATGGTTGTGTTACTAGATTTCATTATTTTCTTCTTGTTTTTTATGGCCACTTGGTAACATTGTTAACTGGTTTATAATTATAACATGCTTATATCTATTTTCACCTTCTTTGGATACCCAGCTGTCAAGTTTTATCCTGCCTTCTATTAGTACATGAGATCCAATGTTTAGGTACGCTTCTATAACCTTATTTAATCCACTCCAACAATAAGCTTCAATAAAGCATGTTTCTTTCTTTTCTTTATATACTCTGTTAGAAGCTAAGGATAATTTACATACCCTTTGGCCATTAATATCCTTGCATTCAGGATCTTTAGTTAAATTACACTGCATAACTACCAAATTTACAACATTAGTCATATTTGCTTTCCTTAATAATCGTTGTTGGACTTTATTTCATCATTAGAAATAAAACATATATTACAAAAAAATATCATATCTTTCTGCACAAAAGCGGAAATCCACTCATCGCAATTTTCAAGGACACGAGTGTCAAGGCCTTTTAGCTCTTTTCTGAAAGTTTTTTCATTATCATAAATATAAGATTTTTCTCTACCACTAACAAAATGAATAGTTATTCTATATCTAGTTTTTTTATTCATTATATTTCTCTTCTAGAGCATTAAAATGTTTAAATAAAGACAGTCCAAAATCTTCTAATTTTTCGAAATAATGGAAAAGTAACAATGCATTGAAGGCAAAATCTTTTTCTTTAACAGACATATAGCCAAGTTCTAAAATTGAAAATATTTTATTAGTGTCATGGACACGAGTGTCACGGACACGAGTGTCAGGCTCGAAGACTTTAGCTTTTAATCTATAAAATGGCCTAATAACAGAATATAACTTTAAAATGTCGCAATAATACTGACTGGCTTCTTCATGAATATCTTTTGCATAGCAATTTGTAAACTTTTGTAACGTACGGTATATAGGTACTAAGCTTAATCCTAAAGCTATTTTTAACTCATTAATGTCATGACTTAAATCGTTTCTTAATTTCATAATTTACTATTTTCTGTTATTTGTTACGTAATTTATTTAAAATCTTATCCAAGTCTTTAACCCAATACATTCTGTAATTGTTCATCGGATGCCTAACTGACTTTAACTTTCCACGAGCATCCCAACGCCTAATTGTACTAATACTTACTTTCATATACTTTGCTGTTTTACCAATACTTAATAACTCATTACTAGCTTCCATCCTTGTCTCCTCTTAAATTATAAAAAATATATTAACTCTATATAACTATATTAAACTATATTCAACATAAGTCAAGTTGTTTTATAATAATATTTAATCTGGTATATTATTAGAAGAAAGGAAGAGCGTGAAAATAATTTTACCCGGTAAGCCAATACCCAAACATCGACCAAGATTCACAAAAAGAGGCTTCACTTACGACGATCAATCCAAAATAATGAAGAAATTGTCTATCTTAGCTAAATCACAATATCCTTCACAAGAACCAATAAATTCTCCAATTAGCATAAATGTAATCTTTTATATGCCCATACCAAAATCACTGTCTAATAAAAAAAGACAAATGCTTAATGGAGCATATCATCACTCGCGCCCAGATTTAGATAATTTAGTTAAGACTCTTGATATTTTGAATAAAATTATCTTTTCAGATGATGCTCTTGTATCAGAAATATATGCATGTAAAAAATATTCATTAGAACCACGTACAGAAATAAAGATAGAGTTATTATAAAAATATTAATAAGGAACGTTATGGAAGAGCGAAAACGTAAGCCTAGAGCAAGAAAATCCCAACCTACCATAGCAAAAGCAAAAATTGCTAGTCAAGAATTCCCCTGGCAGATAGACTTTAGAGATCAGTTTCGTATGAGAGGCGTTAGAGAAATAAGTAACGATGCTTTAAATTATTTAGCAGATCTAATGTTACAATGGATAAATCATTCCGAAGAGCTATACGACATTAAAATTTTACTATTTTATCAAAATTTAACTACATCAAATATGAAAGATTTTCAATTAAAATGTCCCAAATTAGATTCTGCAGTTAGTGCTACCTATCAAAAGATAGCTTATAATCGAGAACGTAATGCTCTGGCTAAAGATCCTTCCGGGATAGCTTTTAAACATATGCAAGGAGTTTATGATCCTGTATGGAAAACACAAGAGCAATACTTTAATGATCAAAGGGCTAAAGTAGCTGCAAATACAAAGCCACAAAATTATAATATTTCTATACCAACAGTTGATCAATTAGAAAGTAAATCTAATGATTCAAAATTTGAACGTGGAGGAGAGAATACTTCTAAAGAAGTTCATCCCGAGACCGTACCAGATCCCGATTCTACGAGCTCTTGAGGTAGACAAGTTTAGAAAGATATTGTGCGTGCTACCTAGACGTTGCTTAGCTAAAGATACGCACATATTGATGTCCAATGGCTCATGGAAATTCTTAAAAGATATCAAAAAAGGCGACTTAATTTTATCTTGGAATGGTCAAGAAATAGTATCTGATGTAGTTAAAAAAATATGGAGTACGGGTGTTAAAGAAACCAAGATAATTAAATCTTTTGGTAACATTCCAATTACAACATCACATGACCATCTTTTTGCAAATTCATGCCAAAATAGCGCAGTTATGCATTGGGATAAAGCTTCAGAATTAAAAGCTCGTCGCCAATTAGTTACCTATAACGGAAAAATTACTTTCAAATTAATTAATAATCCCGACATGGCTGAATTTATTGGTTATATGACATGTGATGGTTATGTAGTTAAGTACCAACAGCCTAAGTTTACTAATATCAATTTAGATATTTTAAAAAGAGTTGAATATTTAGCCAATAAACTTTTTGGGTATAAAGCTATATGGCGCAAAAAGGGAAAATGTTTTGATCTTGGGTTATCTAACGGAACCAATGGTGGCGGAACTTTTAAAAATACAATTAAAGAGTTATTTCGTGATGAGCATCAAGATATTCCAAAGTCCAAAAAGAGGTTGCTTTCTATAGTTTGGGGTTTGGATCTTGCATCAATTGGACGCCTATTTGCTGCTATAATTTCTTCAGATGGTAATATTTATATACATAAAGAACGCACCTTTAAAAATCCTAAAAGGAATAACACTGTAACTATAAGACCAACTGTTGAGATAACTCTTAATTGCGGAAAAAGTTATGATCTTTGTTATGATATTTATTGGCTCTTAAGGAAGTTTTGTTATTTACCACATATGCCATACCTAGAAAGAGGATCTAACTGGAAGATCAAGATTGGTCGTTCTTGTGATGTTAAAAATATATTATCTTTTGGTGATGTTTATGGAAAAACAGAAGCACAGCAACAAGCTTTATTGCTGCTAAGTGATATTAATCCTATGGTTCCAAAAGTACGTAAACTGTCTACTTTTAAATCGGTAGATGGATTACCGGTAGAGACGTACGACATCGAAACTAAAACTAACCATAACTTTTTTGCTAATGGATATTTAGTTCATAATTCAGGCAAGGATATTGTTGCGCTAAACCTAGCTATTAGACAACTGCTAACTCGTGTATGCACTGTCTACTATGTTTTCCCAACCTATTCACAGGCTAGAAAAGCTCTTTGGGATGCAATAGATATCCAAGGACAAAAAATTTTAGACTATATTCCTGAAGAGCTTATAGCTACTAAGAACTCATCTGATCTTAAGGTAACTTTTACCAATGGTTCAGTTCTTCAATTTATTGGTAGCGATAATTACGATAGATTGCGCGGCACAAATCCGTACGGTGTAATATTCTCAGAATATGCGACGCAAAATCCGTTTGCATACGCAACTGTGCGTCCCATATTAGCAGCTAACGGTGGATGGGTTATAATGGCTAGCACGCCATTTGGTAAGAATCATTTCTGGGATTTATATCAGATAGCTAAGAACTCTAAGGATTGGTTTTGTTATCACTTAACGCTTGATGATACTCAGCACATACCAATAGAAGAAATAGATTCACTTCGTCTTTCTGGTGAGATGAGTGAGTCGATGATAAATCAAGAATTTTTCTGTAGCTTTGAAACGGGTGTAGAAGGTAGTTATTACGCAAAAATTATAAATGAACTCAGGCTTAATAATAGAATAGGCGAAGTACAATATGAAAGCTCGTTTCCTGTTCATACTGCTTGGGATGTAGGATATACAGATGCCACAGCTATTATATTCTTTCAGGTAATTGGAAAAAGCATACATATAATCGATTATTATGAAAATAATAACATGGCGATGGAGGAATATGTACAGGTAGTAAAAGCGAAACCGTATGCTAAGAATTATGGTCGTCATGTAGCGCCTCATGATATATCGAATAAGAACTCATCTAATGGTTTGAGTCCCATGCAAATAGCGTCTCAGTTAGGTTTAGATTTTATTAAGGGGCCTAGGATGGAAGTGTTCCATGGCATACAGGCAGTAAGAGCAAAGTTACCTACTTTTTGGATTGATATGCATAAGTGTTCTATCTTGATTAAGATGTTAGAGAACTACCGAAAAGTTTATAATCAAAAGAAGATGGATTTTGAGCAAAAACCGCTTCATGACTTTTCCTCCCACGGATCGGACGCAATGCGTCTGCTATGTACGTCTTTGAACTTATTGCAAACTAACTCTACAGCAGAAGAGATAAATGCTAGATATAATAGAGTCATGTATGGTACTAGTGGTAATAAGTTTAATCCTTTAGGATAATAAGTATTAAAGTTTATGTTTTATATATTACTAAGGGGACCGTGTAATGAAGTTATTTCCTGCTAACTCTATAAATTTTTACTCTGAAAAGAGTAATTATATAAAATCTAAGATGCAAGATTTCTACCTCGACTACAACGACAAGAACCAATCTTTTAGGCATCAAGCTGCACTCGATTCAAGATTCTATTCAGGAGATCAAAATGTATGGAATGAAGTCTATACTAATGTACCTGTAAATAGGCGCAACGTATTCAATTTCAATCGGATAAGACGCATAGTAGAAATGATATCTGGATATCAAAAGCGCAACAGAATGAGCACAATCGTCCAGCCAGTAGAAAATGGAGATCAGGATACAGCTGATCAGTATTCTAAGATTTTTAGTCACATTAATCGTAAAGAATATGTACTTGAGACTATTTCGAGTTCGTTTAATGAAGCTCTTACCACAGGATTTGGTTTATTATATTTATGGAACGATTACAGACAAGATCCTGTCTCAGGTTCTTTAAAGGTGGATGCTCTTAGTTTTAATTCCTTTCTTATAGATCCGTATTTTCGCAAGCAAAATCTTTCTGACTGTAACTGTTTATGGAAAAGAACGTTTTTAACTAAGAATCAAGCAATATCATTAATTCCAGATAAAAAGGGAATGATTGAAGAAGTTGCGTTAGAGACTAATGATGATCTTTTTACCTTTATGCCTGAGCACGATAAAATAGATAGAAAGAATCTATTGGCATACGATGAGTATTACTATTTAGATTCTAGAAAACAAAAATTACTTGTTGATACTCAAACTGGTGAGACTACGGAATGGAATAGTAAGTCTGACTTTGGATTAGAACAGTTTTTAAAGTTCAATCCATCTGTTCATTTAGTGGAAAGAGATATACCTACTGTTAAATTAGCTATTCTTATTCAGGGTGCACTGGTATATGACGGCAAAAACCCATTGGGGATCGACAAATATCCATTTGCTCCTGTTTTTGGGTACTTTAATCCTAATATTGATGACTATTCATTAAAGTTACAATCTGTAGTCAGAGGGCTTAGAGACCCGCAATATATTTATAATCTGAGAAAAAATATAGAGCTCGATATAGTCGAGAGTCAGATTAATTCTGGTTTTATATATAAAGAAGATGCGTTAGTAAATCCAGATGATATTCATCTACGAGGTCAGGGCAAAGGGATAGCTCTAAAATTTAGTGCAAATATGACTGATATTCAGCAGATACAAGCGCCACAGATTCCACCGTCTATATTTCAGCTTTCAGAGATCATGGCTAGAGAAATACAGGAAATATCTGGTGTTAACGAAGAGCTTCTAGGTTCGGCAACTGACGACAAAGCAGGTATTTTATCCATGCTTAGACAGGGTGCAGGTCTTACAACATTACAGACTCTATTTGATCAGTTAGACATGTCGCAAAAGTTATTAGGTTCGATCATGTTAGAGGCTATACAAGCTAACTACACTGTTGGAAAAGTTAAGAGAATTATAGAAGAAGAGCCATCGCCTCAGTTTTATAATAAGGCATTTGGAACATATGATGCAGTTGTGACTGCTGGATTTAATACAGCAACTCAAAAGGCTCAAGAGTTTGGTGATTTACTAAGACTTAGAGAACTTGGGATTCCTATTCCTGATGAGACTATTATTGAATCTGCAACCTTACAGAACAAGACTAAACTTATTGAACAGATGCAAAAAGAGGCTCAAGCTAAACAACAGCAACAACAACAGATGGAACAAATACAACAACAGCTTCAGATGGCACAAGCGGAACTTGCTAAGGCTAAAGTTCAATCTGATCTTTCTTTGGCTAAGGAAAGAGATTCTCGTGTGTATTCTAACATTGGTTTAATGGATGAGCGCAGACAGGAAGCTGAGAAAGACAAGACACAATCTATGCTTAATTTGGTTAAGACACTTCAAGAGATAGACGACATTGATTTAGATCAGCTATCAAAGCTTATAACTTTATCCAGGGCTGTTGAGGGCGAAGCTACCAAAGGTAATAATGCGGAGCAATTAGGAAGTGCTATTGTTACAGGTGCTACCCAAGAAGCAAGTTCAACAAATACTAATAAAGGAATGTAATGAGTCCACAGGCAATAAGACCCAAAGGTATACCTAAGGATGTTTTTGAGGATCTTTTAGGTACAGAAAAAGACAAGAAACAGAAGCGTAAGAATAAGCATAAAAAAGATAGACCTTGGAAAAAGAAGAAGGAAAATGATGCTTAAATTAATTTGTATATGTATTTGCGTTCTGTTTCTTTTTGGGTGTTCTAAAAAACATGATACTTATTGTGTTATTACTGAAACTATAAAAGATAATAGAAAGGTAACTACTATAAAAAAACCTGTATATGGAACAGTTAATTTTATGAAATTTCCAGAAATTGTTTATACAATGAAATAGTAGGTATTTTATGACTGTTAAAATTGAAGATCCATCTAGTTATACAGATATAGGCAAGCAAGCTTTAGAGAGAAACTTAAAGACAAATAACGATACTGTCCAGGTTCGTGAGTTATCTAAGGAGATGAACAAGGACTATATGGATACTCTTATTGATACTGCTTTAAAGGATAAGAGCAAGTACGAAGGTAATTATTATGTTGTTGTTTTAACTAAAAGAGAACGACTAATAAAAAGGACTATTCGTAATCTGTTTTTTACTAGGCAATCATGTCCGAGTCCAAGTTATGAGCAAACGGTATACAAGTTTAATCCAAAAGATGAAATCTTAGAGTTTTTATGGGTAGTGCCATCTAAGAGTATATGCGAGAAAATGATCCAACAGAGGTATTTTATTGAACTTCAATCAGATCCTTTGTTGCCATATGTTGTAGATTTCTATACAGGTGAATTAATGTATAAAGCTATGGAATTAAATAAAGAGGTTTAAATATGTCAGAAGAGGTAAAAGATCAAGAACTACAAGAAATTGTTCAAGACACAGATGAAGAAGAAGTTCAGGGAACAGTTGAAGAAGTTGAGCAAACTTCTCAAGAACCAATTCAGGAAGCACAACAAGAAGTTAAGTCGGTTAAGGGCACTTGTGCCACCGACACAAGTGTCGCTGACACGAGTGCCAAGGTTTTAGAAAGAGAAGAAAATATTAGAGCTTTGAGGGCATCAAGAAAGAATCTTCAATTAGAACGTGATGCATATCTTAAACGTCTACAGGATCTTGAAGCTAGTCAGCTTGCAGCTGCACAACTTAAAAAATCTAATGATGTAGATTTTAACAACATAGATGATGAATATGATCCTAATAGTAAAGATATTAAGTTATTAAAGCAGCAATATGCTCAGATGGCGGTAGATAATTCTAGGATGAAGTTATACACTCAGTTTCCTGATTTTAGCAAGGTTGTTACAGAAGAGAGTATATCTATATTACGACAAAGATTTCCAGAGATAGCAGCAACGTTAGATAATGGTAAAGATTTTTATTCAACTGGTGTATCTACATATAATATTATTAAAAAGTTTGATCTTTATATTGACAACACTAGTGTTGATAACACTGTTGATCAGGAGCATGTTAAGGGTAAAGAACGTGTTGAAAATAATATTAATAAACCTAGACCAGTAAGTTCTCTTAAGAGCGAATCTGCGCTTTCTAATGTTTCTGATTACTCTGATCTATCTGATAAGAAAGTAAGAGATGAAATAATAAGAATTGCAACAGAACGTGCAGCAAATGGATAGAATCATAGTTTTATGTATCCTTTATATTGAGGGGTTATCGTTCCTTTCTTTTTGAGGTGTTTTTTTAGGGACGAGCTCTCCATTCTAAAAATGGAGATAGCGAGACCCAATTTAACGGACGTTACGTAGTAACGTATATCCGTTACCTTACCGTTAGACTAAATTTTGAAAAAATGTTGGATCTGCGCCATTCTTAAAAAAAGCTGGGGTAACACCTACCTAAAGCTGGGGTAACACCTACCTAAAGCTGGGGTAACACCTACTGAAATCGCTGACTCATTCAACTGTTTTGACTTTTGAACGTTTTTTATATCTGTTACGCATTCCCGTTTTACCCCCTTTTTTCTATGATTCTATTCATTTGATATTTTAAATCCTTTACTACTTGAACCCTTGACTTAGAAATAAGTTGGGGGTTATTTCTTATTTAACTCTTAAATTATTGTTTTTTACTTTTGGGATTGTTATTATTTATATAGCTATAAGATGTATAAGTTAAGCTAGAGCTGTACGGGTCTTCGCAAGCCCATAGACTGTATCTTGAGTTCGTCACTCAAAAATCTAGGTATCTTATATACTTATGGTCCGCTGTAGGGCACGTGCCCATAGGATCTCGCAAATCTAGGACCGTAGTAGGTTCGTCTACTCGTAGATTCGTCTACTCGTAGACTAGTCTACATAAGCTTCGTCCGACTTAAGTTTAAATGTATAGTTCTTATATTTTTATTACTTAAGGAATCAATATGGCAAGAGTAACAACCTCAACGCTGCCTCAACCAGTACAGGTATATTATGATAGAGTGCTTTTATCTATGGCTGATCCTGCACTTATTCATAATTATGCAGCTGAAAAAAGAAATTTAGCTTCAAGAAGTGGAGATATTATTCGTATGGAAAGATACGATGATATCGGAACAGCGACAGTTGCACTTGGAAATACAGGTGTGACACCTCCTAATAAATCAATGGCATCTGTATTCATCGATGCACAGATACAATTTTATGGCACATGGGTGGAAATCAACGAACAATGTGATCTAACAAGCCAATCTCCTGTATTGAATCAGAGAGCCAAGCTTTTGGGTCGTTCGATGAGACAAACAGAAGATGAGCTTATTAGAAATATGTTAGCAACAACTGCATTTGTGGTATTTGCTTCAGGTGGAGTAGATGGTGATGTACCAACAGAGATAGCTCTTTCAGATATTCAAGAAGTAGTTAAGGGTCTTTTGGGCAATGATGCAAAGACAATTTCTGATTCTATTACTGGTGCACTTAAGTTTGGAACATCTCCAATTCCTAATGCTTATGTTGGAATGGGTCACACTGATTTATCTTCAGCCTTAGAAAACATTAATGGTTTTAAATCAACAATTGAATATGCAGATCAAAAACTGCTTGGACCTTCTGAATGGGGTTCTTTAGGGCGTGTAAGATTCATGCTTTCTTCTCATGGTTATAAGTCTTTAGCTACATCAGGTTTGGGTAATACTGTATACAGTACAATTATTACTGGTATGGAAGCTTACACAACTGTTGGTTTAGAGAAGAATAACGCTAGCTTTATTTATCATGACTATAGAATTGCTGGTGGCCCACTTGAATTGAATTCAACTGGTGGTTGGAAGATGTCATTTGCTCAAGCAATTACAAATGATGGTTGGATAGCAAATCTTAAATCAACACTATTAGTTTAATAGGAATAAATATGAATAATATAATTCAGCAAGGCAGTTTTACTGCTGATGGAAATGCTAAAACATTAAAGATACGTTCAGATGTAGATTGGATTCAAATAGTTAATGAAACTCAGCATGCAGCAGCTAATAATGGTTATGGAGTTGAGTATTACTGGCAACGTGGTATGGGCACAAGTTCAGTTATGAAGTATCGTCCAGCTGGAGATCAAACATTAGCCTCCAATGTTAGTGCCAATTCTATCATGTTGATAGATTCATCTAATTTTGCTGTAGGCACAAGATATGCTGTAACTGCAGGTTCAAATGCAACAAGGCCTGTTTATACAACTGCCAACACTGGAACAATGTTAACGGGTGACACTGACAGTATTGTTAGATTAGATAATACAGATCAAACCAACCTTAATGGTTTAGATTTTACAGTAGATGCAGTAACTACAGATACAACTTTTAGACTTGCTAATACAATTGCAACAGCACCAGGTGTTGTGGCTGGAGCTGCTGGTTACTTTAAGGTCATTGCACCTAATCTTGAAATCTACAGAATGTTTACACCAAGTAACAGAATTATTGGTAATGTTACAGCAGCAGCTAGTGCAGTAGTAACGACATTAGTAGATCATGGGTATGCAGTTGGACAAAGAGTTAAGTTCCACGTACCTGCTACTTATGGAATGACACAACTTGATGGTTTGACTGGAAATATTACAGCTGTAGCAGCTGGTCCGCCAAACACATTTACTGTAGATATTGATTCAACAGCATTTACAGCATTTAATTTTCCTCTTCCAGGAATAGTACCATTTAGATATGCTAATGTTGTTCCTA